TGATGCAGGTAAAATTGATGTTAGACAAATGGAAGGTTACATTTTGAGTGAATTACAGGAAAAGGCTTACAGCCTTAAAGGTGATGCTTTAGAAACTATCGCAAAACTTGCTGAAACTGTTTATGAGTTGTGTGAGATTGTGGACTCTATGGGTGAACCTGTAGTTGTTGAAGATGTTGTCCCTATGGAAGACATGCCTGACGTTGTTGATTTGTCTGGTAGCTATAAAGATGAAGATACTATGCGTTTTGTTGACCCTACAAAGGTTGCAGAATTGCATGAGCGTGGTGAGCGTGTTGCCACAGGTATTGAGCGTAGAGAGATGCTTCACGATTTAGAGATACGTCAAGAAGGCGATGGCATGACTCTTAGAGGTTATGCAGCTGTGTTCAATTCGCCTAGTCAACCGTTGCCTTTTATTGAGACTATTCAGCCTGGTGCGTTTAGAGATTCTTTGAAGTCTCGTAATGATGTCAAACTTTTGTGGAATCATGATACTAGCGTTGTTTTGGGTTCGACTCGTGCAGGTACTTTGCGTTTGACTGAAGATACTCGTGGTTTGCTTGTTGAAGCTGATTTGCCTATGACTCAGGCAGGTAAAGATGCTGCTATCAGTATTCAGCGTGGCGATGTTACAGCGTTTAGTTTTGGTTTCAGGGTTCCTGCAGGTGGCGATGAATGGGCTAGTGCTTCAGAGCGTGTTCTAAAGCGTGTCAACGTTCACGAAGTTAGTGTCGGGGTTGCGTTCCCTGCCTACACTGCAACTGATGGAACTGCTAACGTTAGATCTATGAATGAGCTGTCTGAAAAGATTTTGAAACTTGCTGAACTTCGTGGGGTGTCTGCCGAAGAATTGACTGATGCTTTGCTGGCTTTAGAAAATGGTGATGAACTGACTGAACGTCAGGGCGATTTGTTGACTGACACTTTAGGTAAGGTTCTAAAGAAAGACCCTGAAGTTAATAATCCACAGGCGTTGCTTGATCTGAAGAAGAAGCAGCTTGATTTGTTGATGCAGCGTGTATAGTAGTTAGGTAGGCAGTTCCCTCTCGTTCCTGTCTGCCTAAAAAAGAAGCTAATTTCTTTCCCCCTAATTTGTCCTAGGGGGTTTTCTTTTAGCGTGTATAAAGATGTTGTATAGACTATTTATGTCAGTGTGCGTTTATCCCCTGACGTGATTATGTGAGTTTATCTCTGAGTCAAAAATCCCTTAAACATTATGTTCTTGAAAGGAACAAACCATGAGCGAATTTATCGCAAAACAGGTTGATGCTAAGGCTAAGGCATGGCACGAAGCTAAGGAACTGATTGATTCAGTTGAAGCTCGTGGCGGCGTTTGGTCAGGCGAAGATGAGGCGAAGTATGCTTCTCTAACCGCAGACATCAACAAAAGAAATGAACTAATCGAGCTAGAGCAGCGTGAAGCAAAAGTTGCCGAGGCTATGCAGTCAATTAAGGTTGACTTTGCTGCTGACAGTGCACTAAATGGCGATGCAGAGATTCTTCGTAAGATGGCTGCAGGCGAAATCCGTGGACACGAATTCCAGATGGAAAAGCGTATCACTGGTTCTTCTACTGGAGCACCTGTACCGACATCTTTCTACAATGAGATTGTTAAGGTTGCTCGTCTTGTAAACCCATTACTTGAGTATGCAACTGTTATCAACACTGCTGGTGGAGAGAACCTACAGATTCCTTCACAGGCAACTTTCTCAACCGCGACAATCGTTGGTCAGGGTGTTTCAATCGGTACTTCAGAGCCTACTTTCAATGCTTTCACAACTCTTGGAGCATATAAATATTCCGCGATCGCTCAGTTGTCTAGGGAACTGATAAATGACAGTGGCGTAAATATTATCGAATTTTTGGCGACTCAATTTGGTAACGCACTAGGTTTTGCTATTGCAAACAAGGTTGTTAATGGAACTGGTACAGTCGAAAATACAGGTTTCTTGCCTGTAGCAGGTACTGGAGTTACAGGTTCAACTGGTGTATCTGGTGCGTTCACAGCTGATAACGTCATTGACTTGATTTACAGCCTTGATGGTTCACTTCGCAACCGCCCTTCATTCGCAATGCTTGCAAACAGCACTTCTGTTGCAGCTCTGCGTAAGTTGAAGGACACTGCAGGTAACTATGTGTTCCAAGTTGGTGACTCAAAGGATCGTAGAGACCTAGTTCTTGGCGTTCCAGTTATTGAGACCCCTGCAATGCCTAACCCTGCTGTTGGAGTTAACTCTCTTGCTGTTGGAGACCTAAAGTCTCTATACATCCGTAATGCTGGTGGCCTACAGGTTGACCGTAGCGATGACTTCGCTTTCGGTAACGACCTTGCTACTTGGAGAGCTACTTGGAGATTGGACTCTGCTCTAGTGCAGACTGCGAACATCAAGAAGTTCAAGGGTGCAGCAACCTAATAAGGTTTCTTTCCCTTCCTAGATTTCGCCCCTCATCTCTGTTGCGTAGGACAGATTTGGGGGGCGTTTTCTATTATGCTGACTGTATGACTAATTCTGCGATTTCTTGGTACAGCAACTCTCTCAATCAACCTACCGGCTATGGTACGCAATCTAAACAAGTGATTCAAAGGCTTGTGCAAGATGGGCATAAGGTTGCCATGCTTTCAAACTATGGTGGTGAAGGTGTAAACAGTCTGATTGAAACAGGGTCAGGTTTGATACCGCATTACAGTCGTGGCATGACACAGTATTCGACTGATGTGCTTCCTTTAAATCATGCTCACTGGAAAGCTGAAAACGCAGGGTTGCCTGACTTTCTTATCACGCTTTATGATGTTTGGGTTTTAGATAACCCTGCTTTAGATTCCATCAAAATTGCTTCATGGGTTCCTATAGATCATCAGCCTGCACCTGAAAAGGTTTTGACTTGGTTGAAGAAGCCTAATGTTACGCCTATTGCTATGAGCAAGTTTGGTAAGGCGATGATTGAAAATGCTGGCTTAGAGTCTGAATACATTCCACACGCTATTGATACAAACCTGTTTAAACCTACTGAGCTGCTTCCTGAAGGTAAGTCTGGTAGGGAGTTTGTAGGTGGTGGGGATGACAAGTTTGTTGTGGGCATGAACTTTGCTAATAAGGCTGGTGGGTTTATTCACCGTAAAGCTGTGGCAGAAAACTTTCTTGCTTTCGCCATTTTTGCTAGTAAGCATGATGACGTTATTTTGTATTTGCATACTGAACCGTATGGCAAGCAGTCTGGCTTTGTGTTGCCTAACATTTTGCAGGCTTGTGGTGTGCCACCTGAAAAGGTGATGATGGTTGACCCGATTGCTTACCAGTATGGGATTAGTCAAGAGACTTTGGCTGCGATCTATTCGGCTTGGGATGTGGGCTTGTTCTGTAACTATGGTGAAGGCTTTGGTATTCCACAGATTGAAGCTCAGGCTTGTGGTGTGCCAATTATTACTTCTAACTTTGCAGCTAGTGCCGAGTTAGCAAGTGCTGATTCCTACCTAGTCAATGGGCAACCGTTTTGGGATTCAGGGCAACACACTTGGTTTAACATTCCTCTTGTTTCTGGCATTGTGGATGCGTTGGAGCAGGCGTATCAGCGTGGTAGGGGTGAGTTCCCTGACACTATTGCTTTTGCTAAACAGTACGATGCAGACAAGGTTTATAAAGAGTCTTGGAGACCGCTGATAAAGAAGCTGTCTGAAAAGTGAAGTTGATTGTGCCTGTCTTGAACAGGTTTGATTTGCTGAAACGCATGGTCGAGAGCATTGACATTCCTGCGACTGTTTATGTAATCAATAACGCTAATTTTGAAGAAAGATTCCATTACTCGAATGAACATCTAGTAACTCTGCATTGGGTTGATTTGCCTTTTAATCTTGGTGTTGCAAGCTCATGGAACTTAGGTATCAAGATGCTGCCTTTTGAGTCACGCTGGTACATTACTTCGGCTGACTGCGTGTTTGCACCTGGCGATTTAGAGCTGTTGCAGACTGCGAAGCGTGATGCTTTGACTTTGTGCGATAAGTTCCCTTACTACCAGACTTTTGTTGTAGGTGACGAAATAGTTAACACTGTGGGTTTGTTTGATGAAGGCCTGCACCCTATCTATTTTGAAGATAACGATTATGAGCGAAGAATTGCCCATGCTGGTTTGCGTGTAGATCGTTTGCCTTTACAGCTACAGCATGACAACAGTTCAACAATCAATAGTGATGCCAGGCTAAGTTTGCGTAATGAAGTGACTTTTAGAAATAATCAAAAGTATTTTAATCAGAAAGTTGATTCTAATAGGTTTGATGAAGGTCGCTGGCAGTTGCAGATTAGGCGTGTGAACTCTTGGGATTAGTTGTTATTACCGGTGTTGCAGGGTTTCTTGGTAGCCATATTGCTGACGCTTATTTGGCTAAGGGCTGGCAGGTTCGTGGCATAGATAACTTGCTTGGTGGCAGTTTAGATAATGTGCCTGCAGGTGTCGAGTTTTACAATCATGATTTAGATTATTTAGAAGCTATTTCGCCTGTTTTTGTTGGGGCTGATTTGGTTATTCATTCTGCTTGTACCGCTTATGAAGGTTTAAGTGTCTTTAGCCCTGCTCTTGTGGTCAGAAACACTGTTCAGACCAGCGTGAACGTCATGACAGCGAGTATTCGGGCTAATGTGCCAAAGTTTGTTTACATGTCTTCTATGGCACGTTATGGCGATAATTGGGGTGATGTCTTTGATGAGACTCTTGAGCCTAAACCGCAAGACCCTTACGGTATTGCAAAGTTGTCAGCTGAGAAACTGTTAGAAAATCTGGCTAAGGTTCATGGAGTTGAGTTAGTTGTGCTTGTGCCTCATAACATTGTTGGGGCTAGACAAAAGTTTGATGATCCGTTTAGGAATGTTGCAAGCATTATGACTAACCGTATGTTGCAGGGTAAGCAGCCTGTTATTTATGGTGATGGCACTCAGCTGCGTTGCTTTAGTTTTATTCAGGATGTGATTGCACCTATCATGCAGGCTTGTGAGTCTGAGCAGGCTGTAGGTCAGGTAATCAATATCGGCCCTGATGAGTCCCCTATTTCTATTCTGGAATTGGCTAAAAGGCTTGCAGACATTATTGGTTTTGACCTTGACCCTATCTTTATGCCTGGCAGACCGCAGGAAGTTTA